ATGTTTTCACCAATCACCCCGATTCTGCCCGCTGCGACGGTCGATGACACGACGGGAGAGGTGCTGGCGCGGGTGGATGCGATAGGCGTGGTCCTCGCCGCATTGGCGCGCATGGCGGGTGCGGCTGCTGCCACAGGTCACAACGGCCTGTCCCGCGATGCAGAGCTGTGTGCTGCCCTCGCGGTGATGGACAAGCAGCGAGTCGCGCGCATGATGGTCGAGCTGGATGGTATTGCCGCTGCGCTGCAGGCCGGGTTTGTTGCGCTCGAAAAGGCGCGCGTGCGGGGCCATCAGGCGGCGGCTGCGACCAGGCTGTTGCACGCCGAAGCTACAGACGCTTTTGCCGCGACACTGGCCGCAGCGGCAACCCACAGCGCGGACATCTGATTCTCGCGCGCCTGGCGCCTTCCCTTTGTTCTTGTTTTGTATTAGTAGGGCGGGCATGACTGACGCCCTGATCCGTAACGCTCTGCCCGTTGATCCCGCGATGCTACCGGGAGCTGGTGTCGTTCCGCAGGCCGGTCCTCCGCTCGGCGCAGCGGCAGTGGCCCGCGGCATCGCGCGGCTGTTCCGGCGCAACCAGATCTGGGTCGCGTCCGAAGTCGCTCTGCCCAATGGTCGCCGCGCCGACCTGATGGGAATCGATTCGCGCGGCGCCATCGTGATCGTGGAGATCAAGGTGTCGCGGGCTGACCTGCTGGGTGATTCGAAATGGGGCGAATATCTCGACCATTGCGATCGTTTCTATTGGGGGCTGTGCCCATCGCTCGACCCCGGTCTGGCCGGAACGGACCCTTTTCTGCCCGACATCACCGGTCTGATCGTCGCCGATGCCTATGATGCGGAGATCATTCGGCCGGCGGCCACCCGCCCTCTGGCGGCCGCCCGGCGCAAGAGCGAGACCCAGCGCCTCGCCGCTCTCGCGCTGCGCCGCCTGAACCTGCTGCAGGATCCGCCACCCCCGGATGAGGCATATTAACCCATACGGTTAAAGACGGTTGACATCGTGACGCTGCTTTGGTACAAATCAGGAACATCGAGAAGAAGCGAGTCGCTTGGGGCCAATCTGCTCCGCCCGCTCTCTCGCCCCTGACGCCACAAGCGCGGAGAACCCCTTGTCCGATTTTCTGTCGGAGGAAAGCCTGCGGGCGTTTCTCGATCATCTGGCTGAAACGTCCAATGTTTCGGTGTCGGCCAAGCGTGCCGGTGTCTCGCGATCAGCGGTCTATCGGCTGCGTGCGACCAGCCCGGCGTTCAGCAACGGATGGCAGACGGCCATCGCCACCGGTTATGACGAGCTGGAGTTTCGCATGCTCAAGACCGCGCGGTTCGGTACGATCAAGCCGATCAAGCGGCCCGATGGCAGCATGGGGCGCGCGACCGAGTTCGACGATGCGCAAGGACTGAAGCTGCTGATGGCGTACAAGGCGAGCGTGGAAAAGACGCGCGGTGATGCAGCGCCCGATCCGCTGGCCGCCAAGGGCGCGCGCGAACAGATGACCGCAACGCTCGAACAGATCCGCCAGCGGCTCGACACCGCCATCGGTGCGCCTATCCCCGCCAAGGGCGCGGCGGCAGACGCGACGTGACCAGCCTCTCGCTGGCCGAAAGGCTGGCGGCGATGCCGGATAAGGCGATGCGGCGCTACATCGATGGGCTGTCCGATGGGGCGGCGCGCGAGCTGGTGCATCACTGGAGGTTCTGGGCGCGGCCCGAGCAGATGGCGCCGCCGGGCGATTGGCGGATCTGGCTGATCATGGCTGGGCGTGGCTTCGGCAAGACGCGGGCGGGGGCCGAATGGGTGCGTTGTATCGGCGAGAGCATGCCCGATGCGCGGATCGCATTGGTCGCGGCCAACATGGCAGAAGCGCGCAGCGTGATGGTGGAAGGGCCAAGCGGCCTGCTCGCCATCGCGCCCGACGCGATGCGCCCGGTCTGGGAACCGTCGCTGCGCCGTCTGCGCTGGCCGGGCGGCGCGCAAGCGACCTTGTTTTCGGCAGCAGAGCCCGAAAGTCTGCGCGGGCCCGAACATAGCCATGCGTGGTGCGACGAGATTGCCAAGTGGGACAATGCCTCGGGCCGCGCGATGGCGGCGTGGGACAATCTGCAACTGGGCCTGCGGGTGGGAGCGCTGCCGCAGGTGACGGCCACGACGACCCCGCGCGCGGTTCCCCTCGTCCGCCACCTGCTTGCCGATGATGGTATCGTGATCAGCCGGGGCAGCAGCCACGCCAACCGGGCCAACCTGCCGCCCGCGTTTCTGGCGGCGGTGGAGCGGCATTATGGCGGAACCGCGCTCGGCCGGCAGGAGCTCGATGGCGATCTGCTCGACGATATCGAAGGCGCATTGTGGAGCCGCAGCCTGATCGAGGCTTGCCGCGTGCGCTGGAGCGCGGAAGGCTTCGTGCGCGTGGTGATCGGTGTCGATCCCCCGGCGGGGTCGCAGGGCGATGCGTGCGGCATCATCGTGTGCGCCTTGCAGGCCGATGGCCGCGCCGCGGTGCTCGCCGATTGCTCGGTCGAGCGCGCCTCGCCCGAAGGCTGGGCGCGCGCGGTTTCGGCGGCGTCCGATGCCTGGGGCGCAGACCGGATCATCGCCGAGGCCAACCAGGGCGGCGAGATGGTGGGCGCGGTGCTGCGCGCTTCCAACATCGCGCTGCCCGTGCGGCTGGTCCACGCCAGCCGTGGCAAGGCCGTCCGGGCCGAGCCGATCGCGGCGCTCTACGAGGCAGGCCGGGTGATCCATTGCGGCACCTTTGCCCGGCTGGAGGACGAGATGTGCGGCCTGATGGCGGGCGGCGACTATCAGGGCCCCGGCCGCTCGCCCGACCGCGCCGATGCTTTGGTCTGGGCGCTGACCGAACTGATGCTGGGACGGCGCGGCACTCCGCGCATCCGATCGCTGGAGGACTGACATGGGATATTGGAAAGACCTGGCACTCGCGCTGAAAGGCGCGAGGGGTGAACGGCCGCCTTTGGCGCGCGCGTACACCAGCCCGTGGAGCGTGATGCTGGCCGATCCGCCGTTGTCTTATCCCGAACAGGTGCGCGCAGGTTATTGCGACAACCCCATCGCGCAGCGCGCGGTGCGGCTGGTGGCCGAAGGCGTGGGCGGCGCACCGCTCGCCAGCTCCGATCCCGCGATCGCCGCACTGGTCGCGACCACCAGCGCGGGGCAGGGTTTGCTCGAGACGTTGGCGGCGCATCTGCTGCTGCACGGCAACGGCTATGTGCAGATCTTGCGCGATGCCGATGGCCGCCCGGCGGAGCTTTTCGCATTGCGCCCCGATCGTGTGTCGATCGAGCCCGACGCGCGCGGCTGGCCCGCCGCCTATGTCTATCGTGTCGGCGACAGCTCCACGCGGCTCGCGGCGAGCGAGGGCGACGGTGCGCCGGTAATCGTCCATATCAAGGCCTTCCACCCGACCGACGACCATTATGGCCTGGGGTGCCTGGGCGCGGCGGCGCGCGCGGTGGCGGTGCACAACGCCGCCAGCCGCTGGAACCAGGCCTTGCTTGACAATGCCGCGCGGCCGTCGGGCGCTCTGGTCTATCGCCCCGATGAGCCCGGAGGCGTGCTCTCGCCCGACCAGTTCGACCGGTTGAAGGCCGAGCTGGAGGCGAGCTTTTCGGGCCATGCCAACGCCGGGCGACCGATGCTGCTCGAAGGCGGCCTGAGCTGGCAGAGCATGGCGCTGTCGCCCGCCGACATGGATTTTGTCGCGCTGAAATCGAACGCCGCACGCGAGATCGCGCTGGCCTTTGGCGTCCCGCCGATGCTGCTCGGCCTGCCGGGGGACAATACTTACGCCAATTATCGCGAGGCCAACCGCGCTTTGTGGCGGCTGACGCTGCTGCCGCTCGCGGACAAGATCACCGCTGCGCTGACCCAAGGGCTCGATCACTGGTGGCCGGGTGCCGCGCTCGCCATCGATCAGGACCGGGTGCCTGCGCTGTCCGAGGATCGCGAGCGGCTGTGGGCGCAGGTTGGCGCGGCAGACTTTCTTTCGCCTGAGGAAAAGCGGGCGATGCTGGGGATATCGAAGCCATGATGGACAGCGAAGACATGCTCGCCAGCCTGCTTGCGCAGGCGGCGGAAGAAGGCGCAGACCTCGCCACGCTGCGCGCGGTGGTCGAGGAAGCGGGCGATCTGGGCGCGGTGCGGGCATTGGCGCGGATCGGCCTGGCCGATGCGAGCGCGGGCGAAGATCTGCGTCAGCTGCGCGAGCTGTTGCAGACGTGGCGCGATGCGCGCGCCGGGGTCTGGGGCGCGACCTTCGACAAATTCGTCCGCGCGGTCATGGCGATCGTGCTGACCGCGCTCGCGGTCCAGCTGGGCGTGGGCGACCTCGTCCAGTGAGCGTGCGCTTTGCAGGCTATGCCGCGCTGTTCGACCGGATCGATCGCGGCGGTGACATCGTGCGGCGCGGGGCGTTTACCGGGTCGCTGGGCGGCGGCGGTCTACCGCTGCTGTGGCAGCACCGCCCGGACAGGCTGATCGGACGGATCGAACATGCAAGCGAAGACCGGCGCGGCCTGCGTGTCATCGCTGCGCTCGATGATGGTGCCACCGAGGCGCTCGCGGCGTTGCGTAGTGGCGCGGTGATGGGCCTCAGCTTCGGCTACCGCGTCCGAAAGGCCATGGGCAGCCACCCACGCGAGCTGATCGATCTCGATCTGGTCGAGGTCAGCCTGGTCAGCGTGCCGATGATGCCGGGGGCCAAGGTCCACATGCTGCGCTGAAGCGTCCAGCCCCGTTTCTCTCCACCCCGCTCCGGCGGGGCTTTTTGTGCCCAAATCCGGGACTGGTCCCCGTGTGATCCCTGAATGGAAGGATGAAGATATGGAAATGCCCCCCAACCCGATCGAACTGAAGGCCGATGCCGATCCGCTGGAAGCATCGTTCGATGCGATCCTGCAGGCGCAAGAGCATGAAGAGCGCATCGCTGCGCTCGAAACCGGTCTTGATGGCGTGAAGGGCGAGGTCGATGTGATCCGCACCGAAAGCGCGACGATGCGCGAACGGATCGAGCGGCTGGCCCGCACCGGCGCGCGGCCCTCGCTGGGCGGCGGTGATGCCAAGGCGCCCGAGACCAAGAGCTTCGTCGATCAGTATCTGCGGCGCGGCCTGGAAACCGGGGTGAAGAGCTTTGCCGCCACCACCGGCCCCGATGGCGGCTATGCCGTTCCGCGCGAGATCGACGCGATGATCGCCCGGATGCTGACCGACATTTCACCGATCCGTGCTATCGCGCAGGTCGTGCAGACCGGTACGGCGGGATATCGCAAGCTCGTCACCACCGGCGGCACGCCCTCGGGCTGGGTCAGCGAGACGGCTGCGCGGCCCGAGACCGATACGCCGGCCTTTGCCGAGATCGCCCCGCCCAGCGGCGAGCTCTATGCCAATCCGGCGGCGAGCCAGGCGATGCTCGACGATGCCGCCTTCGATGTCGAAAGCTGGCTGGCGGGCGAAATCGCCGAAGAGTTCGCCCGCGCCGAGGGGGCGGCGTTCATCACTGGTACCGGCGCCAACCAGCCGCGCGGATTCCTGAACGGCACGCCGACGACGCAGGACGATGCCGCGCGTGCGTTCGGCGTGTTGCAATATGTTGCATCGGGTGCGGACGGCAATTTTGCCAGCAGCGCGCCCGAGGACCGGCTGGTCGATCTGGTCCACGCGCTGCGCCCCGCCTATCGCCAGGGCGCGAGCTTCGTGATGAACTCGTCGACGCTGGCGCGCATCCGCAAGATGAAGAGCGATGATGGTGCGTTCCTGTGGCAGCCCTCGCTGGCGGCAGGCCAGCCCGCCACGCTGCTCGGCTATCCGGTGGTCGAGGCCGAGGACATGCCCGATATCGCCGCCAACAGCCTGTCGATCGCATTCGGCAACTTCCGCGCGGGGTACCTCATCGCCGAACGCACCGCGACGACGATCCTGCGCGATCCGTTCACCAACAAGCCGTTCGTGCATTTTTACGCGACCAAGCGGATCGGCGGGCAGGTGATGAACGCGCAGGCGATCAAGCTGATGAAGTTCGCCGCAAGCTGACCGCGCGATTTCTTCCGTTGCCGGTGCCCTGCAAGCGGTGCCGCGCAAATGCCCGCGCGGTCCTCCCCGCCGCGCGGGCATCCACGTTATCCCCGCTGCCGTGTTCAGCCAGGAAAGGCCCGCCATGCCCCAACTCTTCTTCGCCGATCTGGTGCGCGAATCGACCACCGCCACCGGGTCATCGTCGCTGGCGCTGGCAGGCGCAGTGCCCGGCCATCGCAGCTTTGCCGACGCGGTGCCTTCGGGCGCGCGCTTTCACTACAGCATTGCCGGGGTCACCCATGAGCACGAATGGGAGGTTGGCGAAGGCGAGATCATCGGCGGTGCGCTCGCCAACCGCACCGTGCTGGTGTCGTCTCATGGCGATGCGCTGGTGGATTTTTCGCCCGGCCTCAAGATCGTCACGCTGACGGTCGCGGCGCAATGGTTTGCCGCGCGCGAAGATCGCGCAGGTCATGATCACGCCATCGCCGATGTAACGGGGCTGCAGTCCGCGCTGGATGCCAAGCAGCCAGCGGGTCATTATGCGGCGGCCGGCCACGGCCATGCCAGCCTTGCGCTGGAGCCGGGCAGTGCAGCCAGCCCGGCTTTGGCCTTTGCCGCCGATACCAATACCGGTGCCTTTTTGCCCGCAGCGGACTGCCTCGCCATCAGCACGGGGGGAACCGAGCGAGCGCGCATTGCCGCCGATGGACGCATGGGCATAGGCACGTCATCGCCGCTGGGTGCGCTGCATGTCGTGTCCAGCGGCTTCAACCCGAACGCCAATCTCGATGGCGCAGTGATGGTCGGCGGGCCCTACGGCGGCGGCCTGTTGCTGAAGGATAGCCTGGCAACCGCAGGGCTGTGGACCTCTGATTTCGGGTACAGCCTTCATGTCGGCATGGGCCCAAGCAACCTGATCGCAACGCTCGACATTCGGCAGGACGTGATGCACGCGGCAGTCGATTCAGCGATGTCGCTGGGGCGCGCTGACCGCCGCTGGACCCAGCTCTATGCCACCGATGGCGCGATCCACACCAGCGATGCGCGCGACAAGCACTGGATCGGCGGGCTTGATGCCAGTGAGATCGCGGCGGGGCGTGCCATCATGGCGGAGCTCGGGCTATTTCAGTGGTTGGCCGCGCGCGATGCCAAGGGGCCGGAGAACGCACGCCTGCATCATGGTGTCCGCGCGCAGAACGCCTTCGATATCCTGACCGCGCACGGACTCGACTGGCGGCGCTATGGTTGGTGCTGCCACGACGTATGGGAAGAAGACGACGACGGCGCGCATGACCGGTTCGGCATCCGTTCCGATCAGCTCGCGCTGTTCCTGATCAACGTGCTCGCGCAGCAGGTGGCCGAACTTTCAGCGATGATAGCCGCGGTGCCCGATGCCGGGGCGTGACGCGATCGGCGCGGCCGCGATCGCCAGTGTTGCGATCCGTCCGGGGGCGACAATGGCGCTGGGGCCCTTGTCACAGACGGTTCGACCTCAGCACCTCGCGGTCACCGCCACCAGAACCCATAGCATGACACCGCGCCGTCCCTGACCGGCCCGCGCGAAACCCCGCCAATCAGAAGGAGCAGCCGATGAGCCTGTTCGTCAAGGATCCGGACAGCCGGATCGATTATCGTGTCGATTGGGGCGCCGCCTATCTGGGCGCGAACCTGATCGCCGCCAGCCAGTGGCAGGTCACGCCGCAGCACGAGGGCGGAATGGCAATCGCCGCGTCGGGCCATGATGGTCTGAGCGCGGTGGTCACGCTGACGGGCGGGCGCGCCGGGGCCAGCTATGCGCTAACCAACCGGGTCACGCTCACTAATGGCGAGATCGACGAACGGTCGGTTGCCGTCCGGGTGGAGCAACGCTGATGGGAGGCATCACCAGCGAACCCGCTGCCATCGCACCCCTGGCACTCGCGGAGGCCAAGGCGTTCCTGAATGTCACCCGCGATGGCGATGACGCGGTTCTGACCGGGCATCTGCGCAGCGCGGCTGGCCTGTGCGAACAGTTCATCGGCCAGTCGCTGCTGGTGCGTGAATATCGCGAGACCTTGCCGGTGGCACGCGCTTGGCAGCGGCTGGGCGCCCGCCCGGTCCATGCGATCACGTCGGTCAGCGGCATCAATGCTGCTGGCGAGCGGTTCGCGCTGGCGAGCGATGCCTTTGCCATCGACATTTCAGCCGATGGTAGCGGCCGGGTGCGTGTGCTGCGTCCCGGCTCTGCCAGCCGCATTGAGGTGCGTTATGACGCAGGGCTTGCGGCGCACTGGGGCGATCTGCCCGAGCCGTTGCGGCAGGGGATCATCCGTCTCGCGGCGCATGTCCATCTGGCACGCGATACAGGCGATGCTGCGCCGCCCGCGATGATCAGCGCACTGTGGCGGCCGTGGCGCGTGGTACGGCTGTGATCGGGCGCTTCGGATCGGTGCTGCTGCGTCAGGCGGAGCGGATCGGCGCGCGCCGGGCTGAGCGCGTGGCGACACGGCTGGGTGACGAGATCGGCGTGATCCTGCCCGATATCCGCATCATCGTCGATCGTGGGCGCGTGCACCTTTGGGGACGCGGGTTGCGCCGCCGCTGGCTCACCGATGCAGCTTTGCGCTGGCTGGGGAGGTTGCTGCGATGAGCCTGGAACAGGATTTTGCGCTGGCCGTCATCGATTGGCTGGCGGGCGATGCGGCGCTGATGGCGCAGGTGAACGGCGTGTTCCACCGCAGCCCGGCCCGGATCGTGGCGCCTTATGTGCTGCTGGATGATGTGCTGGCAACCGACTGGAGCACCAAGGACAGGCCCGGGCGCGAAGCACGGCTCGCGTTCACCATTCGCGACGGATCGGACGACGCCGTGCCGGTCTCCGCGATTGCCGCCGCGCTCGAAGCGCGAGTGTTGGCCACGCCGCGCACCGGCACCGGCTACCGGCTGGTCAGCCTCTCGCCATTGCGCAGCCGGACGCTGCGCAACGGCGACCTGTGGATCGTCACGCTCGACTACCGGGCGCGCCTTCTCTCCCTGTGATGAAAGGATAATCGAATGACCGCAGAAAAAGGCAGCGCCTTCCTGCTCAAGATCAGCGATGGAGCCAGCCCGGTGACTTATCGCACCGTCGCCGGGCTGCGTACGACGCAGATGGCGATCAATGGCGAGCCGGTGGTGATCACGCACAAGGGCAGTGGCGGCTGGCGCGAACTGCTGTCGGGCGCAGGCGTGCGCTCGGTTTCTGTCTCCGCCGCCGGGCTGTTCCTGGGATCGGACGCCGAAAGCGCGATCCGCGTGCATGCCATGAACGGCACGCTCGACGATTATGAGCTGAGCTTTGAAAGCGGGGCGCGGATGCGCGGGCGCTTTCTGGTCGCGCGGCTGGAATATGCCGGCGATTTCAATGGCGAGCGCAACTACACGCTGGCGCTGGAAAGCTCCGGCGCGGTGACCAGCCTGTGAGCGGCGGGCCGTCCGCCAATCCGGTGCGGGGCGAGGCGCTGCTGCAGCTGGGCGGGCATGACATCGTGCTGCGTCCGGCCTTTGCCGCGCTGGTGGCGGCAGAGCAGGAGATCGGGCCGCTGTTCGATCTGGTCGAGCGTGCAGCGGCGGGCCGCTTGGGGCTGGCCGAGCTGGTGGCGCTGCTGTGGCACTGCCGCGTTGAGGAGAGCTGCCCGCTGGACCGTGGGTCTTTCGCCGAGGCGTTGGCGCAAGCGGGGCTGGTCGCGCTGACGCCGGCGCTCAAGACCTTGCTTCGCCAGATCCTGCAGGGCCGATGAGCGCGGACAGGTTTGCCGATGCGGCACGCACGCTGGCAGGAATTGCCGCGCGCATGCTGGGCTGGCGACCGTATGAATTCTGGGCGGCGACCCCCGACGAACTGGCCGCAGCGCTGACCGTGCCCGGCGATCCCGTCGCGCTGCCGCCCGAACCCCAGGCGATCGCCGCGCTGCGTTCCCTGTTCCCCGATACGCCGGAGACCTTTGATGGATGACGAAATCGAACAGCTGCTGGTGAGCGTACGCGCCGATACGCAAGGCTTTGCGCGTGACTGCGTCGTGATGCGCGGCCAGATCGACGGGACGTTGATCGAAGGGCTCGGCCGGGCGGGGCAGGTGCTGGAACGAGGGCTGCTGACGGCGTTGCGGCGCGGCTCGCTGGGGTTCGATGACCTCAAGCGCATTGCGCTTGCCGTGATGGAAGAGATTGCAGCGGCCGCGATCAGCAAGGGACTGGCGGCGATCGGGCTGGGGGGATCGGGCTCAGGCGGTATACCGCCCGCCGTCAGCCTGCTCTCTGGCCTGCTGGGCCTGCCGGGCAGGGCGACCGGTGGGCCGGTCTCGACGGGGCGGCCCTATCTGGTCGGCGAGCGCGGGCCCGAGCTGTTCGTACCGAACGGCTTTGGCCGGATCGAGCCGCGGGGCGGGGGCGGCGCGCGTGATGTGCGGATCGCGATCAGCATCAATGCAGCCCCGCAGGCGGCTCCGGCGGCGCTGCAGGCCTCCAGCCGCCAGGTCGCGCGTGCAGTGCGCCGTGCGCTGATGGAGGACTGAAGCCATGCCCTATTGGCTGTGCGATGCGCGCCGCGACCAGACGGCGTGCCATATCCAGCGGTTCGACCCGCGCTTCTGGACGGTGAATTTCCCGCGCCCGATGATGGCGTCGGTCGTCACCACTGCGCCCGATGCATTGCGCGTCGATGTGCAGTTTCATGATCGCGATGCGCTCGCCGGGCTGATCTGGGAGAGCGAGGACCGGTTCGATCATGCACTCCTCGCCTATGCCCATGACCGCGACTACAGCCGAACCACGCTGCGCTTTCGCTGGCGCTCGTCGGGGGTCAAGCCGCTCGATGCAGTGCATGGGCCGACATTGACGGTCGAGGGGCGCGATGCCGAGGGTAATCCTCATAGCTGGTTTGTGCGGCTGTGGAATTATGCCAGCGGAACACCCGAAGATGCGGAGATCACTTTGCCGTTCTCGGCTCTCGAGGGTGGATTTGATTTGCCGGGCGAGGCGGACCCGCTGCATCCTGCCGCTATCGACCGGATGTTCATCTCGCTGGTCCCGCCGGATTATGATGGCGCATTGGGCCCATTGCCGGCTCCGGTGAACGGCTGGATGGAGATGACCGCAATCGCCTGCGAGGGCGAGCGGGCGATGCTGGAGATCGGCGATGTGCTGGTGCCCCCGCATGGCCTGGCGATGGCGACCGCCTATGACGACAGTTTCAACCTCACGCCCGCGCGCATCGTGCGCAATATCATCGGACTGGGCTATCGCGGGTCGATCAACCATTATGTCGGGATGAGCCATTATTTCTCGCTGGCGCAGGTCGGTGGTCAGTGGCTGGTGACGACCGAGGGCGGGGCGATCAACCCGCCCTGCGCCGCCTGGCATCGCAGCCTGGCGCAAGAGGCAAAGCTCTGGGGCCTGAGCCCGATCGTTTCGCTTTCCTACGAGCTGTTCGACGCGCACTGCCCCGACGGCTGGAAGCAGCGCGCGGAAAATGGCGACCCTGCGCTCACCGGCTGGGAGCCGCCTTCGACCCTGCTCAGCCCGGCCAGTGGCGATGCCATGGCCTATCTGCAGGCGGTCGGCATCGCCTTTGCCGCGATCATGGCGGAAGCGGGTCTTCCCGTTCGCTTTCAGGTTGGCGAACCCTGGTGGTGGATCATGCCCGATGGCCGTATCTGCCTCTATGACAACGCGGCCACAGCAGCATTCGGGGCCGCGAGCGTTGCGATCCCGACCATCCGCGCGCCGATGAATGCGGCGCAACAGGTGATGCTCGATTCTGCCGGTGCAATACTGGCGGCTTCGACGCTCGCTCTGGTCGCCGCGGTGCGCGTTGCGCTGGACCCTGTGCCGGTCGAATCTTTGGTGCTGGTCTATCTGCCAACCGTGCTCGATGCCGCAGCGCCGGATGCCCGCCGTGCCAATGTTCCCGTCGGCTGGGCCTGGCCCGCGTTCGATGTGCTGCAACTGGAAGATTATGACTGGGTGATCGAAGCGCGCTTTGCCGAGCAACGGGCGGGGCTGGCGGTGATGCAGCAGCGGCTGGGCTATCCGCTGGCGCAGCAGCATTACATGAGCGGCTTCGTGCTGCAGTCCGAACATGCGGACGTCTGGTCGTCGATCGCCCGGGCCGCCGATCTCGCCAAGGCGCGCGGGGTTGCCGAAACTCTCATCTGGGCGCTGCCGCAGGTCGCCCGGGACGGATTTGTCTATTTCGATCTGGAAGCAGAGGGAGACGCAAGCATGCAGGCCTTTGACGATGTCAGCTTTCCGCTGCCCATCGGGCGCGAGGCCCAGAGCACCAGCCGCTTTTCGACACAGGTCTTCCGATCGGTGAGCGGGCATGAAACGCGCAACAGCCTGTGGGCCGATGCGAACCTGAGTTTCGATGTCGGGCCCGGCATCCGCTCCGAAGCGGATTGTACCGAGCTCGTCCGCTTCTTTCGGGCCAGGCGGGGGGCTGCGCGCGGGTTCCGTCTGCGCGACCCCCTCGATTGCAGCTCTGCCGAGGGTGACGCCGCTCCGCATCACGCCGATCAGTTGCTGGGGCAAGGCGACGGCATCCGTTCCGAATTCGCGCTGATCAAGCATTATGGCGATCCGCCCGATGGCCAGCAGCGCCGCATCACGCGGCCGGTCGCCGGGTCGGTCAGCATCTCGTTGGACGGGGTGCCCGCGACCGGCTGGACGCTTCAGGCAGGCGGCATCATCGCCTTTGCCGATCCTCCACCGGCTGGCGCACAGGTGCGGGCCGGCTTCCTGTTCGACGTGCCGGTGCGTTTCGCTTCGGATGAGCTGACGGTGAACGCGGCGACCTATGCAGCGGGCGAGGCGGTTTCGGTGCCGCTGATCGAAATCCGCGAGGCAACATGAGGACCCGGTGGTTCGACCGTCCGCTGGAGACGATCGCGCTGCTGTGGCATGTCGAACGCGCAGACGGGATCGCGCTGGGCTTTGCCGCGCATGATCGCGACATCAGCATCGCGCATATCATCTATCACGCAGCGCCCGGCATGCTGCCATCGGCGATCGAGATGGACGACAGCTTCGATCCGCTCGACATGGATATCGGCGGTGTGCTCAGCCACGGCCTCATCCGCGCGGACGATCTGGCGGCGGGCCGATGGGATAGCGCTGCCGTGAAGGTCGGGCTGACCGATTGGGAACGGCCAGACGAAGGCGCCTTCTGGTTCTGGCGCGGACATCTGGGCGCGGTGTCGGTCGAGGGACAGAGCTTTTCTGCCGAACTGCGTGGCCTGAAGGCGCGGCTGGACGAACCCTTCGTTCCCGTTACATCGCCGTCATGCCGGGCAATCTTCTGCGGTAAGGGCTGCGGCCTCAGCAGGGCCAGGTACGAACGTGTTTTCGAGATGGAGGCGACCAGCGAGGCCGGCCTTGGCTTCATCGGGCTGGATGCAGCGGAGGCGGAGGGCTTTGTCCATGGTAGCCTGCGCTGGATCAGTGGGGGCAATGCTGGCCTTGCCGGGGCGCTGATGGCGCAGAACGACGCGGCGCTGGTGCTGGATGGCAGGCTGGCGGATGCGCCGCAACCGGGCGACCGCGCGGTGCTGATGCAAGGGTGCGACAAGTCGCTGGCTACCTGCGCGGGCGGGTTCGGCAATACGATCAACTTTCGGGGCGAACCGCATCTGCCCGGCAACGATCTGCTCACCCGCTTTGCGAGCTTCTGACATGACCAATGCAGACCGGCTGGCGCAGGCAGCATTGTCATTGGTCGGTACGCCGTTCCGGATGCACGGTCGCGATCCTGTGACCGGCCTGGACTGTGTCGGCCTTGTCGCGGTGGCGCTTGCCCGCATCGGACGGGCAGTGATTGCGCCATCCGATTATCGGTTGCGCGGCGGAAACCTGGCGCAGTTCGATGGCTGGGCTCTGGCCTCGGGATTTGGCCGATGGGAGGACGTCGCCTCCGGGCAGCCTGGCGATGTCCTGCTTTGCGAGGTTTCCGCTCAACAATTTCATGCGGTGATCGATGCAGGGGGACTGTTCGTCCATGCGCATATCGCTCTGGGCCGAGTCATCGCCCACCCGCCGCCTTTGCCCTGGCCGGTTCAGCGGCGGTGGTGCCTCCAGGAAAAGGGATAGACCATGGCTACATTGGTGCTCAGCACGGTGGGCACGCTGGTGGGCGGGCCGATTGGCGGCGCGTTGGGCGCGCTGGTGGGACGGGCGATCGACCAGACGGTGCTGTTTCGGCCCAACGATCGCGAGGGGCCCAGGCTCACCGACCTTGCTGTGCAGAGCTCGCAATATGGAAGCGCGATCGCCAGCGTGCATGGCCGCGTTCGTATTGCCGGGACCGTGATCTGGGCGACTGACCTCAAGGAACGGCGCATCCGTGAAGGTGGCGGCAAGGGCAGGCCGGGAACGACACGCTACAGCTATTCGGTGTCCTTTGCCGTGGCGCTGTCATCCCGTCCGATCGCAGGCATCGGGCGCATCTGGGCCGAGGGCAATCTGTTGCGCGGGCAGGATAATGTGTTCACCAGCGAGACCGGTTTTCGCGTCCACCTTGGTCACGGCGACCAGCCTTGCGATCCGCTGATTGCAGCTGCGGAGGGTAGCGAACAGTCCCCCGCCTATCGCGGCCTCGCTTATGTTGTGTTTGAGGACATGGCGCTGGAGGAGTTCGGCAACCGCATCCCCTCGCTGACCTTTGAGGTGATGGCTGATGAAGGCGATATTGCGCTGGGGCCGATCGCCAGCGGCATTGCTGGATCCAGGACGCTGCCGGATGGTGAGTTCCATCTGACAGGGTGGAGCCTGTCGGCAGAGAGCCGGCGCGCAGCGCTGCAGACAATCACGACCGGCTTTCCGCTGGTGCTGCGCGAGGTCGAGGGCGAGGTGGTGCCGGCATGGCGCGAAACGTTGGATACCGTGGCCACCGAGATTCCCAGGGCGGCGCTGCTGCCGCGCTCCGAGGACGCTGCACGGTCATATGATCACCACCGTCTGGCACCGTCTCCCGAAGCCTTGGTGCTGCGCTACTACGAACCCGAACGCGATTACCAGCCGGGCCTCAGGCGCAGCGGCACCAGCACGAGTGGCCGAACGCGCCAGATGGACGTTCCTGCAGTGATGAGCGCAGCGCTGGCGCAGGAACGGGTGGAGCGGCTTTCGGCGCTTGGGCGCGATGGGTTGGAGAGCATCGAACTGCGCGTCGCGATGTTCGACACCGCGATGCAGCCTGGCCGAACAGTGCAGATCGAAGGTGTTGCCGGTCTATGGCGCGTGCGACGCTGGCACTGGAGTGGTGACGGCATCGATCTGGGCCTCATCAGGTATCGGCCCAGCCTTGGCCCTCTGCCAGTTGCGACCGATCCGGGGCGGGCCATCAAGGCTCCCGATGGTGCGATAGGCCCAAGCCAGTTTGCCATATTCGATTTGCCCTCGCCGCTCGACAGGCCGATGGCGCATTCGCACATAGGCTTGGCCGTCGGTGGGGCATCGGCTGGATGGCGCGGCGCGCATGTCTATGAAGTCCAGGCGGATGGAACATTGGGCGAAGTGCTCGATTTTCTGAGGGTCGGGGCGGTGATGGGGCAGGTGGTGGTGCCTCCCGGGCCCGGCACGCCGCTGCTGCGGGATGACCTCCGCAGCATCATCGTTCGACTGGTGCGCGACACGCCCTTTGCGTTGGTCAATGCGAGTGACGACGCGTTGGCGCGCGGCGCCAATATGGCGATGGTCGGTGCAGAGCTGCTCCAGTTTGCCCATGTGCAGCCGCTGGGCGACCGGCAGTTCCGACTGTCCGGCCTGTGGCGCGGGCGCGGCGGGACAGAAGACTCGATAGGCGGGCATATCGCAGGCGATCCGTTTGTACTGGTCAACGAAGCGCTGGGGCTCGTCGAACCGGACAGGATCGGGGTACAGCCGGATTTTCGCGCTGCGGCGCAAGGTCGCGGTGACGATGCCCCTGTGGTGGTAGATCTCACGCACCATGGGCGGGCCATGCGCCCCCTTTCACCGGTTCATGGCCGAGTCGAAGAAGGCGCTGAAGGAGCGGTCACGATCAACTGGACCCGCCGCAGCCGCAGCGGTTTTGCCTGGCGTGACGAGGTCGATGTCCCGCTGGGCGAAGCCATCGAGGCCTATCGCGTGAAAATCTACGTCGACGGTGTGGTCCAGTCCGAAACAGAGGTCTCCGAACCCAGGCTGGCGCTTGATACGGTGACAATGGCGGCCCTTCGATCTGTCGCGTCGGTGTCGATCGAGGCTGCCGTGGTCCAGCGCGGGGCTTTGGGCCTGTCACCGCCCTTATGGCTGGCGCTTCCCCTTTGA